ATGATGATGTTCCATATACAGAAGTACTTCTTCCATATATAGAAACTTCTTGCCCTGTATTTGATAAAGATATTGGTGCAGGTTGCACTATATTTTCTTCATCAAAATCAAATTTTAAATTAACTGTAGTTTCAATACTTCCATCAGGATCTGTATATAAATGTAGTTTATAAACAGTCTTTCTAAGTTGAGGATCGTTTAATGGAACAAATGGTGTAAAAAATGTAGCTTCTATATTATTACCATTTAAACTGTTTCCAGTTTCCATTTGATAAACATATCCACCTGAGTTTGCAAACAATATAGTTTCTGTTGAATTAAACAAATCACTATCTGCAACAAAGGCTTTAAATCCTCTTAACTCAGCCCAACCAAAAAAACTACCTTCAGTTCCTGCTAACTGTGTTCCTAATATTCCTGTAGCATTACTATCTGTAACATTAGTATTAAAGCCTAACAATCTGTATTGTGATTTACTTTTAATTGTTACACTACTAAAACTTGTATTACTAGAAATTAAATCTGTAATTTCTTTTTGTATATTCTTTGATATTACTGCTAAATCAAAGTCACCAATTTTATCTGTAGAACTTAAAGATCTAATTCCATCTGGCCCTAAGAATACTACATCACCTGCTACTTCTTTAATTGTATCTGAATCTACACAACCAATATTATCTGTTATAGGTTGCAATATAAAATCTGCAAGTGTATTACCAACTAATCTTTCTATTTTATTTTCACTAAATATAATTAATTGTTCTCTAAAAGCTATAAGTCCAGTTATTTCTGTACCTACACTTATACTTCCTGCACCGTTAGTTGCACTAAAATCACTATCTGTATAAGGTGCTGTAAAAGTTAATACATCACCCTTTGCAAAAAATAAATGATTCTTAAAAAATGCTATATGTGATGCACCTTGTACATCTGTAGGAGCACCTGTTAAAGGAACATAATTTGTAGCATCATATGTAAATGGAAAGTTCGTTCCATCTACTCCTGCTATTTTCTCTGTTGTTCCTATTCTATACTTAGTAAATCTCTGTTTGTTTGTACTTGTTTTATTACTTGTTAAAAAAGTAATTGCTGCACCATTTGCAGGGCTACTTGCTAGGTTAGGAGATATACTTAATGCAGATGCACCACTTGTTACTGTAGGTGTTGCAGTTATAGTATATATTAAATCTACACCTGCAATTGTAAAAGTATCTCCTATTTGTGGTGTAGATGTTAATCCATCTATATTTAATGTGCCTCCTGTTTGGCTACCTCCATTTACTAAAGGTGTTCCATATTGAGTTACATTAATTAATGTCCAACCTGACCCTGTAGACCTATATAAATTATTATTTCTAAAAGCTATAGCATAAGTTTGCCATGCTGCTAAACCTGTTGTATTACCTCTATTTACAGTAAAAGTAACATCTGCTTTATCTGCAGGGCTACTATCTAAACTTGTAGTTAATGTTAATGTAGCTCTTTTTGTAGAACTACTATAACTAACTCCACCTGCTGCAATTGTGTATGTACCTGTTACACCAGATATAGTAAAAGTATCTCCTGCTTCAGGCTCATCAAACAAGTTACCAATAACTAAACTTGTACCTGTTTGACTTCCTCCATGAACTTTTGGAGCACCTAGTCCTAGAACTATACTACTATCAAACTTACTATACCCTAATATTCTTTTATAACCACCTTCAATAGATGGCTCAAAGTTTCTTAAAATCCTAGCACTACCAGGTTGTTGCAAACCTTGTTGCAAAGGAGATAGGTTACTAACTAACCCACCTCGATACTCAAAAGCATATGTTGCTAATGCATCTGCCATTTATGAAGCCAGTCTATAAACGTATGTACTTCTCTGTGTTCTTGTTAGCATAGTAGAACGAACATAAGTATTTTCATTTATTAAAACTATTCTCATGTTCTTTAACCCTGCTTTAAACTTTTCTTTTGCTACTAATGCATCCTGTGTATTACCCCTAAACATATAGGCATAATACATAGCACCATCAATAATTACATTTCTATATATCTCTGGTATTTTTGGTACATCAGTACTATCTGTCATCTCAACACTTGTTAAATAATATTCATATACAAGTGTATATGCTTGATCTGGTGCAGGTGATAATACATATTCTAAACCAGGAGCTTTTGATATAAATACAGGCACACTATATAAAGAAGTATCATTAGTGTACTCCTGCTCCACAAACCTTTCCAGATATTCTTCATAACTTAATACTCTTAGTTTTTGAGTTCTGTTACCTAGTGTACTATCTTCTTTTATTCTAAATGTTTCAAAGTCTACTGTAGTAGAGTTTGCAGGAAAACTATATCGAGTTACTCCTGTAGATAAAGTATCTTCTTGCTCTACAAAGTTGTAAGGCCAATGTGGATACTCTTGATCTATTTCTTGTATTGCTGCATTTACACTATCTTTAACTTGTGAATAGAAACCTGTAGCTGTAGAAAAATTACTTGAGGTAAGTTCTACTTCATTAAGTCTTCTATTGACTTCATTTACAAGTCCAATATAATTGTATGCCATTAAAATTCCTTAATAGGTAAAGTGATAGCTCTCTCTGCTACAGTTCCACTAGTATCTAATATCTGACAATGTAATTTATACTTTGTATTATTAGTACCTAAACCTAAATTTGCAGTAGCAACTGTATTTGTATTTGATATACCTACTAATTGTAAATTATTTACAATCTGTCCTGCTTCAATTCTAGTTTTAACTCCAGATGAATCATTAACAAACCAAGTAACTGTATCAATATTAGCTTGATCATTTAAATATCTAGACCAATCAACACTATAATCTACAGTTTCATCAGGATCTTTACTAGGCCATTTAAGTGACATATTATGCTACCTTTACTGTTCTATCTAAATCATTACTTCTTCTATGAACATATACTGTTCTACGTCTTTCATAATTATCTTTAACTGTAGCAAAATCAAATACATTTGCAGTTATTGTAGGTGTTCCTACTGCCCCAGTAGCTGAAACTCCATTTGCGGTAACTATTACTGTTACTCCAGGAATTATAATGCTAACTGTTACAGAACCTACTTGTCCTGTACCCGATGCCCCATCGGGAAACATTGTAAGATTTAACTGAGATACACCATATTGATCTGTACCGTATACACCAACACCGTATAAAGCACCTGTACCTGAAGAAGTAGAAGAAGCCATATTATTCGATTCTTACAATTGCATTTGTACCATCTGCTGATGGAAAGCTAACAGTAAAATTACCTGCATTAGCTGTTTGATCTGCACTAAAATCTAATACACATACTGCATTTGTTGTATTAGAAGAGCCTTCTGTAGTGCTATTATAAATTACAGCACCTCTTGCAGTTAAAGTTACTCCTGTAAAAGTTACATTATTAAAATCTACAAACCCTGTTGTACCATCCGTAGTTGGTTCTGATTGAGTGATTGTTTCTCCACCAGTAGTATATCCTGAACCTGTTACCTCGCCAGAAGTTGTAAAATTTGTAGTACCTGCACTTAATGTAGCTGCTGCAGAAAACAAAGCAATTTTAAAGGTGTGACCTGCAGAAGAAAAGTCATGCTTGCCTTCAAGCAATTCTTTCTTAAAAGAGGTACACATAGCTTGTGAAATTGCCATCTTTAATCCTTTATAAAAAAAATGGGTAGCCCTATCCCTTAGAGCCACCCATGTAGTTTACTTAATTATTAATTAAGCTAATTGGTCACGATCTACTTCGTCTGGCCCTAGATCGTTTGACACATCTTGCATGACGGCCCATACTCTTACCACTCCTGTAGAAGGAGCAGCACTAGAACCTGCCAATATTAACATGTCAATAGTGTCATCTGAAGCAACAACGTGTGGTGCATAATCATCAGGTAAGTTTGTCATATCACCTGTTGAAGTTGAGTCTAAAGTAAACCCATCAACAAATGCATCCACATCAACTGCTGTAATACCAATGTCAGCACTAGCATCACCGTTAGGTGGTGTTACTACTTCAAGACCTGCAGCCCAAACCATTGTTTTTGCAGGGACATCTATTATTTCAATAACATCTGAAGCTGCTAATGCTGTACCATTTACAGATGCTACATTAGCAAAATCAACGTCTACCTCTATTTTGTATGGCTCTTTACGGATAGCACGGCTTGGATGTGTACCTCCGTTTAGGCCATTTGATACGTCAACTGTAGCCATTTTCTATCCTCCTATTAAGCCACGTTAAAGTTAGCAGTAACAATCGCCTCTGGTCTTAAAATCTTACGACCATAGAGATGCATACCACGCACAATGTCAGCAAAGCTGTCTGGATCACGATAGCTTTCTGTCTTAGATACTTGCTGTGCTGTTGCTACAGCAGAACCATGTCCTGCAACAAGTACACCAAAGTTAGAACTTTGATTACTAGCACCAGTAGTAGCAGAACCTGTACCTACCTGTGGCAAGTTATTAGAAACATACACTTTGAAACCATGTAAGTTATTTAAAACTAAACCATTTTGTAGTCCAGATCCACCAAAGTCTGAGTTAAGCAATCTACTATCTTCGTCCTTAAGTACTTCAAGGAATACAGGGTCAACAACTAACCAACGATCAGATGTATCAACAAATTGCTGATCTAATAATCTGCTCATTCTAGCTACAACCTGAAATGGGGTAGCAGTGGTTGTTGATCTTGCATCTTGACCTGGAAGTCTTGGAGCTAAAGGAATAGAGTTACCTGTTCCTGGTGAAGTGATGTTACCAAAGTCTTCTTTGAATAATTTCATAGAAGTTAAAAGCTCATCAGATCCTGCAGTAGAAACTGCCTTAGATCCTGGCAATGTGGTTCTAGCTGTATCTGGAGTACCATGCTTTGATGATTGCTGATAACCTGCGAGATAACCCAAAACATCCTGATCATATTGATCTCTCAAACGATAAGCAGCACGATCTGAAGCCAAAGACATGAAGTTTACATGGCTATGAGCAGCTTCGATGTCATCAATCTTAAAGGCATAGTAGTTAGCCTGATCAACAACAAGTGTAAAATCCTCATCGTCTAAGTCTTGAGCAGTGATTTGAGTACCACGATTGTAAGCCTGAACAGAAACTTCTGGCTCTTTGATTATTTTTACCGAATCACCCATGTTTGCAATCTCACCAAAGTAATCACTATTGGTAATGTCTTCAACAACAGATGATTTACGGAAAGCAAGCTGTACCTGCTTTGAGTAAATTACAGGGCTAAAATTACCGTTAGGTAAATTCTGATAGCCTGTTGCCTTAGGGAAAGCCATCTTAATTCTCCTTAAAAAATGTATAAGTAATTGAACGCATAACTTACACAATTCTTTTTGGGGCTGTCTTTTATTGGTGCATACTACTTAGCTAGGCAGTATGGGCAATCAAGTCTCAGGTAATCCTTAAATTGTTCGTTGCGTTGTCTTTATTTTAGCTATGTCCTTGGTAACACACAAAGTGGGCAAGGTATAGCTAGACCTATGTTGACTTACAGTTCTATCGATAAATTCTTGATTGTCAAGTATTATCTAGCAGAACCTGTCAAATCATAGATAAATTTCCCTGATCTCATAGCTGCTATGATTTCTTCCTGTTTAGCTTCATATTCAGCAGGTTGCATTCTTTCTACCTCAGATTCTCTAAATGTACCTGTTTCTGCCCTAGCTTCAGGAGATTCCTTAGAAGAAACCTTAACAGATTTAGCAGCCTCTTTCTGTACTTCTCTACTGGATTTCTTACCAGTGATACCCATATCTGCTTTATATAGGTCAATAGCCCTAGCAGCAGACATAGCATCATGTTCATTTTCATACAAGGCTTTTTGCACCCACTGTGGCTGTGCTTCTACCCAATTATGAAACTCATCTTGATCTCGAATCTCAGCAAAGTCAGGATGTCTTTTTAGCAATTCAACTTCTGCTTTTTCTCGCAGTGCATCATCTTGCATATCATTAATCTTTTTAATCCTGTCTTCTAGTTCTTTTGCTTGTTCCCGTGATTGCTTAATAGCTATTGTTTCAACTATTTTAGCTACATCAGGATACTCTGTTGCCCATGCTTCTAGTTCTTCTTCACTCTTAGGCAACTTAATCTGTTTCTTTGTAGCTGTATCTAGTTGAGATTTAAGCTCATCAATCTGCTTTTGAAGATCACTTTCTTTCTTTTGTGAGTGTCTTCTTAAATCACCATATCTCTTTTTAAAAGTTCTTTCTTCAGCACTTTCAGGTTCAGATTCTTCTTGTTTTTCTACTACCTCTTCTTCAGTTTGTTGTGCTTTCTTTAATTCTTCTAATTCTTTTTCCTCTTGTTTTATCTTATCTTCTTTTGTATTTCTCTTTGCAAATCCTACTACTTTTTGTTTCTGTACTTCCATAGCTTGTGTTTCAGCCATTATAATTCCTTTCACGTTGGGGCTAACCGTAGCCGTAAGGGGGAGTTAGGTAGCCAATTTTTATTCATCACCTCTTTTATTTGAATAAATATCTTCTACTGAAGTTATTTTCAAATCACCCTCTTTGAAAAAACTCTTTCTTGTTTCTTCACTTGCTTTTTTAGCAATCTCTTTTGTTTTTTTAATTCCTACTGTTAATGTTGGTGTTAATGCTTGTTGTAATAATAATTGTTGTAACATTTCAGGAGAAACAGATCTACCTGACATAGCTGATTTAACATATAAATTTGTTAATTTACCTGTTGTTTGTTGTATTGTTGATAATAGTTCTGGATTATTTTCAAAAGAATTTGCAAAAGTAGATCCAACTTGTTTAGCTACTGATGTAGAAACTCCATGAGATACAAGTGTATCAATTACACCTTCTGAAAAATTTTTTCCTTGCGTTAGATTATAAACTCCTTGTGTAATTCCCATACTACCAATTTTTCTAATATCATTCAAAGATAAATTAGTATTATCTGTTAAAAATTTCATATTGTCATCAGTAAATACTTTATCTGTTATGATTCCTGCACTTGCACCAAAACCTCCTTTAAGAGCACCTCGATACATGGCTTTGCCAATATCTTGTCCATTTATAGCAGCAACCACTCCACTAGTAACAGATCTATTTATTGCAGATCCTGCAACTTTTTTAAAAGTATCTCCTACAGGTAAATCTTTAAATATGCTATTAGCTAATACTCCATTCATTCCAGATGATACTATAGGTACAGCAGCACTTGTTAAAAAAGACTTATAAAAATCACCACCAGTAACAGATGATATAGTTGCATTAATAAAAGCATTACCAACTGCTTTTTGTACTACTGGTGCTGCACCACCTAAAAAACTAGCACCTAATCCTGCACCTGCTCCTGTAGCAGCTAGTGCAATAGAGCCTACAGTCATTATACCACTTAAGTCTGTAGCTGTATCTTCATATCTAGGATAGATTAAAGCCTGTCCCTTTTCATCAAACTTTATCATAAAGTCTGTCATACCTTCAGTCCGAGTGGTATTACCCCATCTAAATCCCTCATCCCCATATTTAACTAACTGTCCCCCATACTTACCTTGAGTAACTCTTTCACCTGTTTCTTTATTAATCAATTCATATGTGGGTGAGTTTTTCTTTTTAGCTTTAAATTTTTGACCTGGGTATAATTCTTTTACATCAGAATCAACAACAATATCATCTTGATTTTTTACTTTTCTAAACCCTTTAGTTCCTGAATAAGCATTAGTTACATATTCTTCATAAAACTGTCCATCTTTTTTATATACAGTAGTTACAGACATAGGTGTTTCTACTTCTCTATATCCTAGCTGTCTTAAATCTTTTATACCTGCTTTAGATAAGTGTAAAGCCATTTGTTCTTTAATAAATGGCATATCTTTTTGATGTTGATATTTATAACCTCTTTGATCCATGTATCCAATTTGATGTTCTATTTGACTTGCTATATTGTTTTTTGATTGCTCTGCATCAAACTCAGCATATGATTCGGGTCCAGTTATAAATGAAGCATACTGATTTATCTTTTTTTGTTGTTGGATAGCTGCTTGTGTTTTTTGTTGCTTTAATTTATTTTGTCTTTCTTGTTCTTTAGCAATAAGCTTTTGAGGATCATATAATTTTCTTATTGCTTCTGGATCATATTGAGCAGGAGGTTTCATTGCTGTGCCATTTCTTGTTCAACTTCACCGATTACATCATCAACATCTGAATCAAAAGGTCCTGTATCATCTTCTACAGCTTCATCTGCATTACCCATTTGACCCATTCTATCCATCTTAGCAAGACCTGCTTTGGCAGCCTGTCTAAGTTTCATAAGATTATCTAACCCTATAAATCTTACCACATCTGCAGGAAATACAAACTCACCTTCACTTAACTGTGCAGGTATATCATCTCGTACTTCTTCTTGTGTAGAACCAACTGGTACTTCATTACCACTTACAGGATCTACTGTGCCACCTTCTTGCAATAATCCACCTTCTTCAAATTTTTTTTCTGTCCCAAATTTTTCTAACTGAGGATATGCTTTTTTATAATCTCTAGCTATTATTTTTCCTTTTTCTAATTCTTTAGGAGAAAGTTTTATAAATTCTCCTGTACTCATAGCTCTATCAAAAGCTTGCCCACCAAAATCTTTATATATACCTTTTTCATCTTTTTGTATTCTTGGATAAATATAATGATTACCTTCTTTATCTGAATCAAGTGACATTAAATGTGTCTGTGTTCTACCTTCTTTTGAAGGCACGACATTAGTATTTTTTCTTGGGTCAATAACACGTTGAACAAAATCTTTATTTTTATTTTCTTTAGATTCAAAAAGACCTTTTATCATCTGTATATTTTTTTTATTTAATAAATCTTCTGTTTGTTTTTTTGCTTTCATTATTTTTTACTTTCTAAAGATGCATTAACTTGATCTCGTAACCCTCTTAAATATTTAAGCATTTGTATTGCACCCTGTGCTTTGTATATATCTACAGGATCTGTAGCCTGTTCCATTGTTCTGTGTTGCGACTCTATAAGCATATCTAAATGCTCATTAAATGCACCCCAACTATTAGGTTGGTTGACCAGTCCCTTCAGCTTGGGGAGGTACTTCTGGTTGTTGCTGTTGTGGTTGTTGTTCATTTCCTGCAAATCCTTGTTCTCCTGGTAAAGGTGCTTGACCTACACCTATATTACCACCACCTCCTCCTGTTGGATCCATTACTCCTACACCTTGTGCTTGAGGAGGTTGGGCAGGTGGGGCAGGTGGTTGTTGTTGTTTCATAATCTCTGCTTGTCTTGCAGCTTCAGCCATATCATTAGTTACTTTATCAGGATCAAGCTCCATTGACTTAGCAATTTCTCTAATTATATATGGAAACTTAGCAAAAGGTTGTAATGCAGGATTACTTGCTACTTGCAAGAACTGCATAAGTCTTTGACTTCGTACTTCATTAGCCATTAAACTTTCTGTACCTCTGGCTTTTACTTCTAAGTCACCTTTTATTTCTGGTGAATAATCAAACTGCATATTAAATCTAAAGAATGCTTCACCTATTGGTTTTAATAAATAGTCATCTGTATTTTTAATTACAGTTTTAATTGAACCTGATGCAGCATTCATCAGCATACTAATACCACTAGCAGTTCTACCTACACCCATTACACCTGTTTGTCCATGTGCAAATGATGGGAATCCTGTAGATTCATCTGCAAGTACTCTTGCTTTATCGAATAGTTGCATATTTTCTGCTGATACATTTGGAAACTTAGTTCCAAAGATACCTTGTCCTGGAGCACCTCCTTGTCTTCTAAATACTTTTCCAGGATACACAGACAAATCTTGTCCTGGTACAAGGTTAGTCTCATCTACTTCAAAGATAAGATTACCAGATAAGACCGCATTATCGACCGCCATACGCATAAAACCATTCATCAAAGTTTGTGTATCGTCCATGTTTTCTGCGATACCGATCCCGAATAAAGAGTAGGGGTTTAGTTCGTAGGGTACAGCATAATACGGAATCTTTGCAGGTTTGAATGGATTAAGAACTAGTCGAATAATTTTACCATTGCAAACCCATACATTAGCTTGTAGTTCATCTAAACCTTCAAGCTCTGTTGGTATTTCTACATCATTATCTTCAAGCATAGATTTTTCAACCATGCCCCAAAATTCTAATACTTCAAATCTTTGTACACCTTTGTCAACTTGATAATCATTTAAATCGTCTTCCCAATATTTTTTGTAATAAGATTCACCTAAATCAACTACTTCATCAATTACATTATCTCTAAAGAAAGGTCTTTTCTTTAATGCTCTCATTTGAGAACGACTTAACTTATGCCTTTCTACTACATATTCAGCTTCATCCATATTATCAGCATCAGGATCTGGATAAAAATTCCAAACACTTACATGAGATGTAGATGGTACAGTTTTTATTGTTGGATTATATTCACCATCCTCACTCCAATTAGGATATTCTTTATCCATAGCAAATGGACCCTTCATTACACCTGTACCAAATAGTGCCATTTCAAATGCTGTAGATCTTAATTGCTTTGATGCATTACTTTCATCAAGCTGATCCATTATTTTCTTTTCCATATTTTTAGCTGCTATCATAGCAGGGCTAAAAGTAATAGCTGAATTTGTAACACCTGGACCTTCTTTTAAATTTTTTATAGGATCTAGTGAATCTTTTAATGGACCTAGTTGTTCTCTTAATGTATATATTGTCGCACCAGGAGGTAGTTTTTTACCGTCACCTTTAAATCCATATAGTCCCTGCATGGATCTAGCAACAGGTGTCATTTTAACAATATCTTCTTGAGGTGCTTTTGGATCAAAATGAACATCAGGTACTACTCCTTCAGGTAGTACAGATGGTTCTATACTAATAGGAAATCTATTGTTAGAAAATAATACATCTGTTATCTGACTATATGCAGCAAGAACTTTTGTTTTAGTTACTTTAACAAATACTCTACTTTTTTCTGTTTCAGTAAACTGTACATCAGGTCCATATATACCTCGATAGTTTCTATAAGCTCGTAGCCATCTTTCTTCATCTATTCTTCTAGAGTCTTCTGCTCGAACAAACTGCTCCATAACAAAAGCAACCATTGAATTTTCAATAGTTTCTTGTTCAATATCATCTCTATCTTCTAATGCTACTTGCTTGTCTATATATTCTTCTGACATATTTTAATATCCCATAACTTTATCTGAGGGTGTAAAGCTAGATGCCTTTGCTGTATTGGGATCATAATCCCATAGACTTGATCTAGGTCTACTCATCACTCCATATCTCAAAGCATCATATAAGTGATCCTCTGATTTTGTATCTATATCTTCTGGATTTCTTTTATCCAAAGGTAAAACAGGCAACTGTGCAATTAAATTTGTACAGTTACTAGTTATAACTAATCTTGGCTCCTCTGTAAACTCATCTACTTGTAATCTACTGTGTATTTCATTTTTACCTGCTACACGACTACCTGCACTTCTATCAGCAGGTCGCCATCTACATCCTTCTCGTATCATAGTCTCTGCAAGAGATGGTCCTGTATCTCCTCTTTTATGCCAACAAGATGAATCAAGGATTCCACAACGTATTGTTCCATCATTTTCCTCTGCTTCTAGAATCATATGAGCTAAATCTTTAGCTAATACTTTACTAACATACAATTCTCTATAAACTACAAGTTGTTCTGATGGTGTCACGGTAAACCATACAACAGCAGAAAAACTTCCATATCCATAATCACATGCTCTAAACTTTACCCAGTTTTTTGGTACTTCTATAGGGTCTATAACATGTATAGTTCTATCAAACTCTGGAAATGCTGCACCTTCTGCTACATCCCAGTTCCCTTCTAACAGTTGTTTTCTTTGATGTTCTGGTAAAGAAAGCAACATTGTTTCATAATCACCCTGATCTGCAAGAAATGGGTTATCTTGCAATGAAGCAGGTATAAATCTTCTCTTAAATAAGGGTTCACCTTCTTTACTATGCCCTTTAGGATACGTTAAAGGTTTACCTGTCTCTATATTGGTAGCCCAAAATGCTTGTCCTGCAGGTGCAGGGTCAATAAACATCTTTTTTACCCATGCATGACCTGGGCCACCTGGGTTTGTTGTTGCTCTAGCATAAATAGGCAAGTCTTTTGCAGTACTTCGTAGTCGAGATCTCATATAATCCCATGCAAAAGGTGTTGCCCATTGGGTTAATTCGTCAAAACCTACCCAACTAAATGCTAAACCCTGATATCTCAGTACATCTTCGTCCCTATCTAGGTAAGAAAACCATAATCTAGCCCCATTTGGTGCTACCCATTGCATTTTTCTTTCTGACCACTTAATGCCTGGGTATATCTGGGGGTACATTTCCTGACTTTTCCAGATAAGTTCTCTTAATTCCTCTGTAGTATGTCGCAATAGCAACCCACTAAACTGTGGATGCCCCATATATCGTAGTGGATCTGCTAACATAGCATACGATTTACCACCACCTGCTGCACCACCATACAAAACTTCTCTTTCACCTGCTGCAAGGAACTTAGTTTGAGGTCCTGCATTAGGTTTAAATATTACATTCTGCTCACTTAAGTCTATTTCTTCTTTAGCAGACTTTTCTAGCACCTTCGGCTTGGGCTTCGAGATTCTTTTCTTGCCTGTAGCCTTTGGTTTTCTCGTACTTTTCCGCAAGTTTGAGGGCTTTTTCGAGCCTTCTGGCCCACTGCCTAAATATTTGAGCTTTGCGGTTGTTTCGTCCTTCATCTTTTACTCGTTTCAATAATCCCATATGCGTAATAGACCTCCCTGTAACATTAGTTAACCAAGCAGCTACCTTCCTAGAGGAATACTGCTTAAGATATTGTTTTGCCTTTTCCAAAGCTTGTAGCTCTTCTGGAATAGGATCAAAGACAGATCTATCTTCGTCATTTATTTTATACCCAAAAGGGGCAACTTTAGAGTTCTTAAGGTTAGGAATCGGCAAAAACTCTTGTGTATCGTAAGCTTCTTTTGGTTGTGGTAATATCCATAAACCAATCTGCGGTAATTTGTCTCGCACTATTAACTCTCCTCATTATTATCTCGATCTTTAGGGGGGAGTATCATTAAACCATTTGAAGCTTCTACTTGCAACTTTTCAGTTTTAGCTAATCCTACTCTATCTAACAAATCTTTTGCTGCCACCAATTTATCTCTTAATCCTAACTGAGTAGGATCTACCATGCCGTCTACTAACGACATGGCAGCTACTGGTGCATTTCTAGCCATATACAACTGGGTTATCTCTACAATTTCTTCTTTCAAAGATTTTACAATCTCTGTAGTAGAATTGTTTTCTGAATAACCTGCTAACTTTTTAGCTTCAACAACATTACCTCCTGCCTGATCAAATAGAACATCAAGAAACTTTTGTTGTTTTTCTGTTAGTTG